GGATGGTAATCTTCCAGAAGCACAAACAGGTTGTTATCCTGTCTAAAGGTGATGCCGAGTCCACTGAAGTTCTTGACAGAATTAAATTGATGTATGATGAGCTTCCTGAGTTCTTAAAACCAGGAATCCAAGAGGATAACAAGCATACTCTAAAACTAAAGACAGGCTCTACTATTAAGTCTCGTCCATCAGGCAAGCAGTCGGGAAGATCCTTAGCAGGATCGCTTCTGATCATTGACGAAGCTGCTTTCATTGAGAATATTGATTCCATCTGGGCTGCTGTGTTCCCTATTATCTCTACAGGAGGTCGCGCTTTCGTACTTTCCACCGTTAATGGTATTGGTAATTGGTATCATGAAGTTTACCAAAAAGCTACGACAGGGGACAATACGTTTAATCCAATCGACATTCGTTGGCAAGAACATCCAGAGTACGCTTACAATGAAGACTATGCTCCTCTCTATGAGGAGATGGCAAAGAAGGGTCTAGACATTCATAATTGGGAAGCTAACACTAAGGCTAACCTGCCTATGAAGCAATGGCTACAAGAGTTTGAATGTTCCTTCCTTGGTACAGGAGATACTTACATTGAAGGTGGGACTCTTAAAGAGATTGCATCTCAAACGAGTGAAGACTATTTCACTAAGTATAATAACAGGATGCGTGTTTGGCAAGAGCCTCAACCCCAATATTCTTATTTAATTGCGTGTGATACTTCCTTGGGAAGAGATAGAGATTATTCAGCGTTTCATGTGATTAACATGTACAATGGTCAGCAAGTTGCAGAGTTTTATTCTAATAGAACCCCTATTAATGATTTTGCTCTGGTTTTATTTAATGAAGGTATGCTATATAATGTAGCTCATATTATTTGTGAGCGAAATACTATTGGAAATAACTTAATTGACTGGCTCTATAATATTTATGAGTATGAAAATCTATGGTCTGATGATAAGGACGAGATCGGTTTTCAGGTAACTGCTAAAAATAGAGAGAGTATACTAGCTGAACTAGAAGAAGCGATACGAACTGATTTAGTAAAAATTAATTCAACTCGAACTTGCGACGAACTAATGACCTTTATTATAAGTGATAGTGGTAGAGTACAAGCTGAGAAGAATCATCATGATGATCTTGTTATGAGTCTTGCTCTTGCTGTTCACGCTTATAAGAACCTATTAGATACGATCCCCGTAGAGTTTATATCCAATCTTGAAAAACAACACACTCCTGCAATGCCAAGTAAAAGCTATAAGCATAGAATAACTACTTCGCATGGTCAGATGGCTGAGGAAGATTATACATGGCTAATGAAATAAAAGACGAACTGAACGAGAGTGGGTACACCACCTTTGGAGGAACTCAGAATAGAGCAGGAGGAGTTTACACTCCCACGGGTCCTATAGGCCGCTTTTTTGCCAAGTTCTTCGCTACCAAGGCTCAGATACCAGCACAAAAGGCAATTGATCAAGGAAAGGTTACTCCTGAGCAGGGGGACACGGTTGTTAGCACAGAGGTTATTAAGGACCAGTTAATTGATGGTGGTCCCGCTATGGGAGGAATCCAACGGAACCCTATTCTTCCTCAGCTAGAACTCAACAGAAGAAGAAGGTATAAAGAGTACGAAGAGATGGATGAATATCCTGAAATTGGTGCTGCATTTGATATTTATGCCGATGACGCTACCCAAAAAGGCTCTCGCTCTGAGAGATGGACCGTTAAGTCTGAAAGTGACCTTGTTGTAGATGAGGTTACTAGATTATTTGAGCAAGTTAAGCTTCATAAGTTCCTTTGGGATATTGCTAGAAACACTGTTAAGTACGGTGATTGTTTTACTGAGCTAATTATTGATGTGGACAAGCCCAAAGAGGGTATCAAGAAAATTAAGATTCTAAATCCTAACTGGATCCTAAGAGTGGAGACTGAATATGGTTATCTTAAGAAGTTCCTACAAGAGATCCCCAACTTGGAGACTATGCAGTACGCTGAAGTTGGACAGTCTGAGTTAGCTCGTCCCCTTAAGTATATTGAACTTGATAAGAATCAAATCGTTCATTATCGTCTCCATACCTCAGATCCTATCTTTTATCCCTATGGTAAATCAATTGCTGCACTATGCCATCGTGTTTTCCGCTCTCTTAAGATGATGGAAGATGCGATGATGATTTATAGACTATCCCGCGCCCCTGAAAGACGTATTTTCTACGTTGATACAGGAAACCTTCCTACGAGTAAGGCTGAGATGTTTATGGAGCGTTTGAAGCAGAAGTTCAAGAAGGAAAAGTTCTACAACTCTGGTCAAGGCACAGTAGACTCTCGGTACAACCCTATGTCAATGGATGAAGACTTCTTCGTTCCTACTAAGAACGGAAGAGGCACTAAAATTGACACTCTCCCTGGAGCCACAAACTTAGGAGAGATTGAGGACGTTCGGTATTACAGAGACAAGTTGCTCGCTGCGCTTAAAGTCCCTAAGGACTACATCGTGGAGAAGGACTCATCTCCTGAAAGAAAAGCTAACCTCTCACAGCTTGATGTTAAGTTTGCTAGAACAATTCAAAGAGTTCAGGTAGACATTGAGGCTGGTTTAGAGAATATGGCTAAACGACACTTGCAACTAAGAGGTTTTCCTGCGGCTTTAATTAAAAAGCTAAAAATTCAATTGCCTGAGCCTTCTGATATGTCGGCAAAGAGAAGGTTGGATCTTGATGAGCAAAAAACAAGAGTTATCGCTGCGGTTCAGCAATTAGGACTTTTCTCTAAAGCTTCGATCTATAAAGAATTCTATGACATGACGAAAGAAGAGATCGAGAGAATGGATGTAGAGATGAAAAAACAACAAGAAGAAGAGGCCGAGCAGGCGATGGAGCAGGAGCAAGCACAGGCCGCGCAACAACCAGGGTATGGGGAAGCAGGGGGGCAGGAGTCTGCCGAAAATGTGCCACCAACGGCCAATGAAGAAAGGGGTTCCGAGTTGGAATCCCTACGCGATTTCGTTCTAGAAGAAGACAAAAAGGAAGTTATTTCTAGAATAATCAAAAAACAACAGCTAAATGCTGATACTATAACTAAAAACTAACATATATAAGTTTAGAGTTTAAAAAAATGGAGATTAAACAAAATGTTTTCAAAACTATTTGAAGAAAGAGATAAGACTATTACGCACCTAGTTAAATTAGGTGATTGCATAGCCAGATCGTTACGGGAGAATGCCAGCTTGTTTGCTATTGATAGTAATAACTCACAAGTTTCATATCTAACGGAGAGCGGTAAGGTTATTAGTGGAGAGTACTCCATGAACAATGATGTTACTCTCAACAGTATCAGAATTCAAGATTCATCTGTCTTTGAAGACGGAGAACAGCTTGATTCTTTTGTAAATGAGAAAATTCATTCTTTTGTTGAAAGCATTCACTATGGAGAGTACTCATCTGCTGATGATTCCTTCTCTGATGTGTTAGCTCTTTGGGAAAACAGGCTTAAACTCTCTACGGTGCAAGCCAAGCTGTTCGAGCAGTCGAGCAGGTTGGAAGCTGTTGAGAAGATTATTGAGTCCCATGAGTTCCAAAAGCTTGTTGAAGTTTCCCCTCAACTCCAAGAATTCCTACAAGAGAACTTTGATAAGATTACTAGTGTACCCGAAGTTAGAAATGCGATTAACCTTTCTAATGCGGTGTCTAACGCTTTTAACTTTCCGAAGTTAACTTTAGAAGAGCTTGAAGAAGGTAAATCTTATACTCTCAAAGATGGAATCACTCCGTCCATTTACGACATGGTGTGCCGTCAAGAGCTAGTTAAAAGAGAACTTCTTGAGTCTAAGCAAAACTTTGACACTATTTGGGCTAATAATGATTCAATCCAAAAACTTGCTGGTCTTGTTTTCGGTAGTGATGAAGAGGTTGTCGGAGCTTTATCTGAAGCCTTGCAAGATATCCCGTATCTTGCTTTAGCATCGAAGAAGAGTCTTTTTAGTACTTTCTCAAACTGCCTTACTCATGCTGATGGTATCGGTGTTTCGGATAAGGACATTCAAGGCTTCGCTTCCAGAATCTTTGAGTATAAAAAGGACGTAAAGGAATCTTTCATTCAAAATATTCATGAGAAGTACGGGGTTAACATTCAAAATCTCCAAAGCCCTGCATCTTTCAAGAGTCTAGCTAATACGCAGGTTATCATCTTCGAAGCTCTGTCCCGTTTATCTCCTAAGGGTTCAGTGCTTAAAGAAGTTTTATCTGAAATGGCTCAAAGCCTTAAGAGTAAGTCGGGTGTCGAGTGTATTGATGTTAATGACTATCTCTTAGAGATGTTTGTCACAGTTGGTTACGATCAACTTCTACAAGAAGATACTTCCGATACTTTGTCCAAAGTAGACTTTAAAAGAGTAACCAAGGACGTAACGGATATCCAAGGCCTAGTTAGAACTCTTCAAGAAAAAGTTGTTAAAGATGAGGAGCGTCCTAGTGATGAAAATCTTGACAACAAAGCTTTAGCGGACCAAGAGGATCGTGAGGATCGTGAGGCTCCTAAAGCTCCTAAAGCTCCTAAAGCTCCTGAAGCTCCTGAAGAAGAGGTAGCCTCTGAGGAAGAGGGTACGGGGACTCCTCCTGAGCTTCCCGCTGGCGCAGGCGAGGACGAAGAAGAGGAGGAGGCTACAAGGGACATTGGATCGGAAGAAGATTACCTCAGCGATATGGGAGCTATGGAGGATTTGATTTCTCAGATGGCTGCTGAGTTTTCTGATGAGGACGAAGAGGAGGCTAAGTAATGGAAGTTCAATTTAGACCTTATACAATCACGGCCCAGATTGTAAATACTGATGGTTCTTCAATTTCACTTCGGGATACGGCTAATGAGCCTCTTGATTGTAATTACATTAGTGTTGAAACTTCTGCGGGTAGTAGCGCGAGAACACAGGTAGTTACTGTATCTTATGCGACTACTGGAGTTACTACTCCATTAGAAAACCAATCTCCTGCTTCAAGTGTCATAGGAGCTACTAGCGGTATGGTAGGAGGCATTTGCAAGATCAACGGAGGAGTAGTTGAGTTTCTTTTATCTGATGCAGAAAGAATTAATACTATCTTTGTTCAACCAAGTGAGAATGAGCCATTCAAGGCATTCATAACTTATGGACAGATTCAGCGTGGAAACCCTGGAAGGGATAATTTAAGACCTATTGGGAGTTAATTATTAGATTTTCTAAGTTTAGTCCAGGTTCTAATCTTATTCCTAGAAGAGCAAGAATTAGTAACCTAAGGTTTAACAGACCTCAAGTATCCGCGCAAAAGACATTTGCTGTTG